TTCAGAATCATTCGGTTTGCCTGCTACTGCGGATCTTATGTTTGCTTTAATTTCTACCGAAGAACTTGAAGCACTTGGACAGATTATGGTTAAACAATTGAAGAATAGATATAATGATCCCACAATTTATAAGCGTTTTGCTGTTGGAATTGATAGGGCAAAAATGAGACTCTATGATGTGGAGCAATCCGCCCAAAAGGACATCCTTGACAGCGGACAGGAATCGGAGTATAATGATGAAGACCAGAAACCAAAAAAATCATTCGAAGGATTTAAATTTTAATGACACAACGTATCGACTTTAACAAATATCAAAACTTTGTAGATGCTGTAACCTCAGATGCATCTAAAGAGTTTCTCGCTCTTTCTGATCGTATGGTACAACTAGATCAAAAAGGCGCTAATATTGAAAGACTTTTGACTGCTGGTGTTGGTATCAATGCTGAAGGGGGAGAATTTCTTGAGATTATTAAAAAAATGGTCTTTCAGGGAAAACCTTGGAACGATGAAACCCGCACTCATCTTATTAAAGAACTTGGAGATACTCTATGGTATATTGCACAAGCATGTATTGCATTGGAAGTTTCTTTTGATGAAGTAGTTCAGACTAATATTGATAAACTGATGAAGCGTTATCCGGAAGGATATTTTGACGCTTATTATAGCGAGAACCGAGAAGTCGGTGATATCTGATAAATAAACAATAGGTAGACGATACAATCATAAATATTTATAGTCTACCTATTAATTTTATATTAACTATGTCTAAAATTAGAAAAGATCTGGATGATGAAAAAGATTTGATTATATCAATTCTCCTAAATAAAACAAAAACTTTAACTGAATTATCTATAGAATATAATTGTAAGTATGATACTTTGAGATCTAGAGTAAAAAAATGGATTCCAAATTATAAACCAGATTATACCTCACATTTAAAAAAATATCGAGGAATAAAAAAATGGAACAATCTTAATGAATATGTAAATTTTAATGGGGGATCATGTAAAAGAAATATTATCTATAGATTATTGATGGAAGAAAGAGATAATAACTGTTCTTTATGTGGAATTGGCGAATTTTGGAATGGAAAATATTTAAAATTGCAGGTTGACCATATAAATGGAAGCCCCTTCGATAATACTCCAGAAAATCTGAGGCTAGTGTGTCCAAATTGTCATAGCCAAACTGAAAATTTTTCTGGTAAAAATAAATTAGTGCGCCCGTGTAGCCCAACGGTAGGAGGCAAATGATTTAGGATCATTACAGTGGTGGTTCGAATCCACTCACGGGCATCTAAATAATCCAAATAGTTTTAATTTGGATAATGGCAGTTACAAATAAAACATCCGAACAAATATTCCAGTTTATTAAAGATAGTACTAAAACTTCTACAAAATTTAAAGTTGAAAAGGGTAGAGATTTTATTGATAATGAGAAAAGTTCCAAACAAATTAATATTATATTGATAAAAGGAAATGTAAGACCAGATAATTTAACTATAATTGCGGAATTATTAAGAAGAGATAATATTGAATTTGAACAAAAAAAAATATATGGAAGTAGTTTTGATCAACTTATAATTTCTTCGTTAAAATATAAAAAAATAGGAAATAATGAAAAGGAAATACGAATATCATTTAAATATGGGGATGGTACTGACGATAAAAATTATGATATATGGAATGAAGGATTAGTTAATGTATTTAAATTGAATAGAAGATTAGAAAGAAGACCTAGAAATAGAATTGAAATTGATAAGATAGCAACAATAAACAAAAAAATTGAAGAACTTGGACATAAACTGCCAGTAACTCTATACATTAGAACTAAAAAATTTGAAAATGTTGTAGGTATTGTTGGGGGAGTTGGAGATACTAAAGCAGATTTTATTATAATAGATAAATTTGGAAATGAAATTGGATTTCTATCTTATAAAGATGGTGGGGGAGCGGATGATTTTAGTCAGTATGGAGGTTTAACTAGAAGAGCGGGAGTATCAATTGAAAGTCATGAAGAAGTTGTTAAATTCAAAGAACAAGTAATTGATTTAGCTCCTAAAGATTCTGCGGGGGAGGTAATTGAAAGATGGAATGGAACTCCGTTATATAAAAAAATTAGAGATTCTAATCTGAAAAATAAAGCAGTTTTTGGTGAAAATTATAGATTAAAATCTGGATATGATAGTGTAGATTTTATTGTTCAGGGGCAACCAATTCTTACTTCTTCAAAAATTGGGAATAATATAATAGTAATTTTAAAGTTTACTACTAAGACTATTCTTAAGGGAGAAATTTCAAAACTATCTGGTGCATATGAACCAGTTCTTGGTGCTCGTAAAGGTGAAATAGCAAGAATTATCAAGATCTCTGGAAAGTCTAAATTGACGGGTGTAAGAACTGGTATTTTTCCTTATAGATATATGGAAAAGCGTACTGGATCGCAGGAAATAGTAGATGACAAATAAAATTCTAGAAGATACTATTTTAAATAAAGGATCTGCTGGAGCACTTGAAGTAATTGAAAAACTTCGTTCAACTGGTAAAAATTCTCGAAATAACTTTAATAAATTAGAATTGCAGAATTATGGATCTGCTATTCGTCGTGCAGAATCTTCGGTTAAACAAGCATCTAAGTTTTTAGATGTATTGGTGATTACAGATAAATCTAAATCATTGATGGTAGAAATATTTAAAGAATTTTTTAAGTCTTATATTAAACTTAGGCATAATATTCCACAAACTAGAGATGTAGTTGCAAATTTTCTGAGATATTACTCTGTTCTTATGGATTATGAAATATCAAATACGAAGGTAATTAAAATAAAGAATAAATATTTAAAGATAAAAGAAGATGGGTTAAAATTTATTTTGTCGAATCAAAGATCAATTCATATGACTTTTGTATCTTACATTAATTTACAAACTGCTATGAAGATGGCAGATTTAACTCAAAAATATTAGGATAAGTAATGAAAAGTTTTTTTCAGTTTCTAAATGAAGCAACTCGTGGTGCTCAGCAAGCAAAACGCATGGGACTTGTTGGAGATAATCATGGTGGATGGTATGATAGAGCAACTGGAGAGTTTGTTGCTAAAACTGAAGGCGGAGAATTAAAGTTTTATAATAAAAAGCAGAGAATTGGAGTGAAAGATCCAAAACAAAGTGAACAGGATAAAAAATATTCCCAAGGATCATATGAGCAACCTGAACAACAGGAAGTTCCGCAAGAACAGATGCCCCAGGAACAACTTCCCCCAGAACAACTTTTCCCAGAACAACTTCCTCCAGAAGATCCTGGAATGCAACAACCACAAGAACCTGCAGGGCCACCTTCTGTTCAGAAAAATAAAGGAACATTAACAATTGCATTTGGTCGCTTTAATCCCCCTACTGCAGGACATCAAAAATTATTAGATATGGCGGCTACTGCATCAAACGGCGAGGATTATATTGTAGTTCCTTCTAGAACTCAAGATAATAAACAAAATCCATTAGATCCTGATACTAAAATTTCATATATGAGAAAACTATTTCCTCAACATGGGGAAAGAATAGTTAATGATGTGAATAATAAAAATATATTTGATGTTCTGAAAAGAGCTCATATTGATGGTTATACTAATGTCCAAATAATTTCTGGATCGAATAGAGTTCCAGAATTTGAAAATTTAGCAAATACTTATAATGGACAGTTATACCAATTTGATAATATAAATGTATTGTCTGCCGGAGATAGAGATCCTGATGCTGAAGGGGTTGAAGGTATTTCTTCATCTAAAATGAGAATTGCGGCCGCTGAAGGAGACTTTGATACCTTTGTATCTTGTCTGCCTCCTAATACCGATGAAAATATGGCAATTGAATTATTCAATACTATTCGTCAATCAATGAATATTAAGGAATCTTCTGAAATTTGGAAAATTGCTCCTAAACTAGATTGGAAAAATCTTAGAGAAAATTATATTGCGGACAATATTTTTAGACTTGGATCACTGGTAGAAAATTTAAATACTGGTATGGTTGGACGAATTATAAGAAGAGGAACTAATTATCTTATTTGTGTGAGTGAAGAAAATATTATGTTTAAATCTTGGATTCGTGATGTTACCGAATCTTCCAAATATACTGAGAAGAAAATGGATAGTGAAATGAGAAGTCCTGGAAAACCAAATACATTAGTTGGAACTACTGGATTTTTTAAATATGCATCAAGTAAGACTCCTGGAGCAATTGCATTCAATTCTCAAAACTTAGCATATGGTCAAAAAGCATACGGAATCAATTTCATAAATAAATATAGAAAAAAGTAGTATTAGATTTCTCAATGACTAATAAAATTTTTGAAGAAATTCCAGTTGCTGGTTCTGGGGGAACTAAAGTACAACTGGATAAGCAGGCAAGGCAACTTGCTTATGATGTTAGATATAAAGTCAACAAATCAATTGGGAATACTGCAAATGTAAATCCTGCTTTAATTAAGCAGGCATATGCACAAGAACTTAACAAATCCACGTCCTCTTCAACGGTAAAAGCATTGGCAAAAAAACTTCTCTTCGGTGGCGACCATAACGTAAAAGAATCTGCTTCGGACATAATAGCAAATGCATTATTCAAAGTATTTGTTGAAGGTATCGAAGAACCAAGTACTCTAGGAGAAGAGTACTTGGAAGAACTTATGAAGAAAAATAGAGCTGGAGAAATTTTATATTCGGTTCGAATTAAATATAAAAATGGAACATCATATACTCGTTGGGCGGACCGTGAAAATATGAGCAAACTTCGCACAAATCCAAATGTAGAAACCATAGAAATTGTTGATTATCTACCATCATCAAAATCTAAAAAGGATTATGACGGAGATGGAAAAGTCGAAAGTGGTGCTAAGGAACATGCGGGAGTTGTTCATAATGCAATTCAGAGAAAAAAAGGATTGCCAGCAAATGGACAGGATACTTCCAGTGTTCGTGAATCTTTAGAAGAAAAGAAGCAAAGTGGTAGAGATCAAAATTCCAAGACATTGAAACCAATGACTGGAAAAAATAGTATTAAAGTATTCCCAGAAGGGCCTGCAGTTTCATCTCACCATGAAAGTCTTTCAACTAAAAAGTTTTTAAATTTAATCCACGAAAAAACTTTAGTTGATGTTGAAGAGGGGGTGAAAGTAGATCGCATGGTTAGCCATATTGCTTCCAGTGAGCGTAAGGCAGGTAAAAGTAAAGAAGAAGCAGAAAATATTGCATGGGCTACAGCAAATAAGCGTGGTATGTTAGATAATAAAAACAAAAAAGTTTCAGAAGAAACTGATTGTGGTTGTGAATCTGACAATAAAGAAGGAGAGGAAGATCAAAGATCTATGGGAACCAAGCGCAATCTACTTAAAAATAAATTGAGAGCAATTGGTCTCCGAATGTCTTATGAACCAGAAGGTGAAATGGTTTCTGAGGAAGAATCCGATAGGAGAAATGATGCGGAAATGGAAAGAAGTGGAGTTAATCCCAGACAATCTTATAGACCAAATACTACTCCAAAGAAAAAAAGAACTCCAGAAGAGCAGAAAAAAATGGACGATGAAGTAATGAATAAAGTTAGAGCATCAATTACTGCAAGATATGGTAAGGGAGCTATAATGTAATTGATTCATAAATAATATCAGATACATTACACGAGGTTATTATGTCCACAGCACTAATAGTTGGATTTTTCAAAGCAAATCCAACACTTATTGTAACTATTCTTTTTGCTCTTTCAGAATATCTTGGCGCTAATCCAAAAATCAAAGCAAATGGAATTGTTTCACTTGTTTTAATTCAAGTACAGAATGCTTTAAAATCTAAAGGTGCTAAAGATTTAACACCTTAAGATAAATTAAAATGAGATAAAGGGGATCTAAATGAAGATCTCCTTTTTTTATAAATATTATTAAGTAAAATAGTAAAAGGTAAAAAGAATGGCACTCTGGGGAACAGCGGATGGAATCTACTCTCCTGGGACGGTAGCGGTAGATTATACAGCAAAAACTATTACTGGTACTGGAACTTCATTTGGATCGGCGGGAATTGCTACCGGTACAGTAATTGTTATTGGAGTTGGTGCAACATTTGGGCAAGCAGTAATTTCAGGTATTACTTCAGAAACACTTATTTCAATTGCCACTACACAGTATTTGAGTGGTGCAGTAATTTCAGGAGTTGGATATACATTAACTCAAAAACCAATTTATACTTTAGAAGATTCAAATTATGATCTGACACCAACAGATTCAACTGGATTGTCAAATGCAATTTTTGGTGTGGATACATATGAACAAGACGCAGTAAATGCATCCGGATCACAGTATCATTCAGCACATGCTGGTTGGGTTGGTGTTCATACTTATGTCGATATGCATGGAAATTATCGTGTTAAGTCTGAAACTCTCGTAGCATTCTCTGGAATTACTACTGGAATTCCTTCTTATACTGCTACTGGTGATGCCTCAGATGATATTACTTATTATCCTGATGTTTATATTTCAATTAGTTCCCAACCATCTAGTGTAACGGGCATTGCAACAACATCTGCTACAACTTTTGCAGTTACGGCAGCTTCTGTTCCTCCCGGAACAGTACTTGGTTATCAGTGGCAGTACGCATCTTCCGTTGGTGCGGCTTATACAAATCTTACAAATGGAGGAATTTACAGCAATGTGACAACAGCAACAGTTGGAATTGGATCTACTACAATTACTGCTAATAGACCTAACGGATACTACTATCGTGTTGGTATCAGTACAACCAATGTTACAACTGTCTACTCTTCTGCTGCATCCCTTACTTATTCTTAATTAATATATGAGATTTGATGAATTGAATGAAGGCAATTATTTGCTATTTGCTATAAAATTCTACGATAATCCTCAAGCATTAACAAAAGAAGATTTTGATGATGATTTGAAGAGAATTAAATATATCAAAAGATTATTGAAACGTTATAAAAACACAGGTGAACTTAAAATTCATTTAATTTTAAATCACCTGACTGTTTTATTTAATGTTTTTGATGATGCGGCAGTTCCGCTATTATTTTATAATTTAGAAAAAGAACTTTGGCCAGCAATTAAAAGTTTTTTGGTATTTCTAAATCGATTACCCACATTCCCAAAAACTGAAATTAATATAATTGAAGAAGATCCAGAATGTTCTGAAAAATTGCAAAAAATTTAATGAATAAAATAGATAAAGTTATTAGTATTATTCGCAATCTTCGTGAAGATGGTGTAGTAGCAGTAACTCCAACTAATAGTCTTGCTAACGGTAAAATTGCCGGAACAGTTGAAGCGGGAGATACTCCACCAGTGGATTTGAGAAAAAGAAAAACTAGAACTTGGAATCCATTTTTTAAAGATCTAGCAAAAATTCAGAGAAGAAAATCTCCGCAACCATAATCCAATGCCTACTCCATCTACACCTCTAGATACTAAAGTCGCTGTTCTTGAGGAACGACTTCATGTGTACGAGTTAATGATGGATAAAATTGATTCGGCCATCGAAAAAATTAGTGAGACGAATCAGAATATCAGTAAAATGCTTGCGGTTCATGAAGAAAGACTGGAACAATCTGGAAAATCTGATGCAGTAATTATGACAATGATTGAAGATGTGAAGAAAAATGGAACAAGAGAACATTTAGAATTGAGATCGAAAGTTGACGAATTAGAAAGAAAAGTTGAAGATCTATTCAAATTTAGATGGCAGGCAGTTGGAGTTATTATAACCACTGTGGTTGTGGCAACCATAGTTTCCCAACTGGCCGGCGGCATCTTGACGCCTGGATCAACTAGTGCTACAATACAGGAGCATTTCACGATTCGGAAATAATCATGGATATAACTGACGATAAGTACATAAATCTTTTATCGTCAAGACTTGAAAAATTTAAAAAAATAAAAATTAATCTTTATAATTTTCGTTGTCCCATTTGTGGCGATTCTCAAAAAAATAAGAATAAAACTAGAGCATATTTTTATTCTGTAAAAAATAATACCAATTTTAAATGTCACAATTGTGGATCAAGTTTATCCTTCAACAATTTTCTAAAACAAATAGATCCTACTTTACATAAGCAGTTCACATTAGAAAAATTTAAGCAAGGATTTACAGGCAATAATTTTGTTACGGAAGATCCTAAATTTGACTTTAAGAAACCTATATTTAAAAAAAAGATAGATCTACCAAAAGCATCGGAGAATGAAATCTCAAAAAAGTATCTGGAGTCTAGACTTCTAGACTCTAATAAGTTTTACTTTGCCGAGAAATTTAAAGAATGGACTAATACTCAAAAACAGACTTTTGATATTATAAGAAAAGATGAAAGTCGTATTATAATACCAATGTATGATTTTAATAATTCTTTAATTGGATTTCAAGGAAGAGCATTAGTTCCTAGCAATGTTAAATATATTACCGTGATGTTGAATGAAGATTCTCCAAAGATTTATGGTCTCAATAATCTCAACTTAAATGAGGAAGTTTATGTTACCGAAGGGCCATTTGATTCGACTTTTGTAAAAAATTCAATTGCCTTATGTGGGGCAGATGGAGATCTTAAATCTTTAGGAATTCATAATTGTATCTGGATTTATGATAATGAACCTAGGAATGTTGATATTGTTCGGAGAATAGAAAAATGTATTAATAATGGAGAAAAAGTTATTATTTGGCCAACCTCAATTAAACAAAAGGATATTAATGATATGGTAATTGCCGGACATTCTATTATGGATGTTTTAAAATCAAATACATACAAAGGATTAGAAGCTAAAGTTAAATTTATCGAATGGAAAAGGGTATGAGTAACGGAACACAAGTTGTAAAAAGATCTGGAAATACTGAAAATCTTGATCTGAATAAACTGCATATAATGGTTGATGAGGCATGTAGAGATTTAGCAGGAGTATCCGCATCTCAAGTTGAAATGAAATCTGGTATTCAATTTTATGATGGAATTACCACTGCAGAAGTTCAAGAGATTTTAATTCGTTCTGCATCAGATTTAATCGATCTAGAACACCCAAATTATCAATTTGTTGCTGCTCGTCTGCTTCTTTTTTCAATTCGAAAACAGATTTTTGGACGTATGCACCAATCTCCAAATCTTCTGGAGCATGTCAAAAAATGTGTGAATGATAAAGTTTATGATTCCGAAATTCTTGATATGTATTCGGAAGAAGAATTTGAAAAACTTCAATCCTTTATTGACCATAGTAGAGATTATTTGTTTACTTATGCTGGTCTTCGCCAAATCGTAGACAAATATCTTGTTCAGGATCGTAGTAGTGGAGATCTATATGAAACTCCACAGTTCATGTATATTTTGATTGCTGCGACTATCTTTTCTAAGTATCCCAAAGAAACCCGTTTAGATTACGTTAAGAGGTATTATGACGCAATCAGCAAGCACAAAATCAACATCCCAACGCCAATCATGGCAGGGGTCAGAACGCCTCTTAGACAATATGCTTCTTGTGTTCTCGTTGATATTGATGACACCCTCGATAGTATCGGTCACTCTGATTTGGCTATTTACAAATATGTTGCTCAAAGAGCTGGAATCGGTATCAATGCAGGTAGAATCCGTGGTATTAACTCTAAAATCAGAGGCGGAGAGGTACAACACACAGGCGTGGTCCCCTTCCTCAAAAAGTTTGAAGCAACTGTACGAAGCTGCACACAAAACGGTATCAGAGGTGGTTCTGCTACAGTTCACTTTCCTATCTGGCATCAAGAAATAAAGGATATTCTTGTCCTAAAAAATAATAAAGGAACTGAAGATAATCGTGTTCGTAAGTTAGACTATTCCATCCAAATCAGCAAAATTTTCTATGAACGATTTATCCGAAACGAAGAAATCACACTCTTCTCTCCCCATGATGTTCCTGGTCTTTATGATGCTTTTGGTACTGATGGATTTGACGACCTTTATGTGGGTTATGAACGAAATGAGTCTATTCCAAGAAAAACTATCGGTGCTCAAGAACTCTTTTTGGACCTTCTAAAAGAAAGAGCAGAAACTGGTCGTGTTTATATTATGAACATCGATCACTGCAATTCTCATAGTTCTTTTCTTGATAAGGTTTCGATGAGCAATCTTTGCCAAGAAATCACACTTCCAACTAAACCAATTCAACATATTGATGATCCAAATGGTGAAATTGCTCTGTGTATTCTTAGTGCTATTAATATTGGAAAAATTAAGACTAATGAAGATCTTGAAGTTCTTTGCGATCTTGCTGTTAGGAGTCTTGATGAACTTATTGATTTTCAAGGTTATCCCGTCAAGTCCGCCGAAATTGCCACCAGAGCACGTCGTTCTCTTGGGGTAGGTTATATTGGTCTTGCTCATTATCTCGCAAAGCACGGCGTTAAATATGAGGATCCGGAGGCATGGCAACTAGTACATGATCTTACCGAAGCATTCCAATATTATTTGATCAGAGCAACAACACTTCTTGCTAAAGAAAAAGGTGCCTGTGAATATTCTCATCGTACTAAGTATGGTCAAGGAATTCTTCCGATTGATACCTACAAGAAGGACGTTGACGAACTGGTTCCCAATGTGTTAAAATATGACTGGGAAGGTCTTAGAGAACTTGCGAAGCAGTATGGGGTGAGAAACTCTACATTATCGGCACAAATGCCCTCTGAGAGCAGTTCTGTAGTTTCGAATGCAACTAATGGAATTGAACCACCTAGAGGATACATCTCAATCAAGAAGTCAAAGAAAGGTCCACTTAAGCAAATTGTTCCGCAGTATCAAACTCTTAAAAACAATTATACGCTTCTGTGGGATATGCCTAGCAATCGTGGTTATATTAATATTGTTGCAGTTATGCAAAAATTCTTCGATCAAGCGATTTCTGGAAACTGGTCCTATAATCCGGAGCATTATCCTGATAATGAAGTTCCTGTTAGCGTAATGGCACAAGATCTTCTTACCACCTACAAATATGGTTGGAAGACCAGTTATTATCAGAATACATATGATAATAAAACTGATGAGGTAGAGGATTATAAACAAGAATCATCATTAAAAGATCTAATTGATGATCTTTTGAACACAGACGAAGATGATTGTGAGAGTTGTAAAATCTGATCAGTTAAATACTACAGTGAGTTAAACTTTTCGATGAATAATTATGAATTTTGATTTTAAAACAAACGGAGAAGAGAAGAAAATGGTCAATGAAATGACAGTCTTTAATACTAAAGAAGTGGATACCAAAAAGCAACCTATGTTTTTTGGTAAACCTCTAGGAATTCAAAGATATGATAGTTATAAATATCCAATTTTCGAAAAACTCACTACACAACAACTCGGATATTTTTGGAGACCTGAAGAAGTATCTTTGCAGAAAGATAGAGGAGATTATCAATCTTTTCGTCCAGAACAAAAACATATTTTTACTTCTAACTTAAAATATCAAGTTATGCTTGATAGTGTTCAGGGAAGAGGCCCTGGTATGGCATTTGCTCCATACTGCTCTCTTCCTGAACTTGAAGCATGTATGAAGGTCTGGGAATTCATGGAAATGATTCATTCCAGATCTTATACCTATATCATCAAAAATGTTTATTCCGATCCATCGGAGGTATTTGATACCATCTTGAGAGATGAGAGAATTTTAGAACGTGCCACAAGCGTAACTGAAGCATATAACAATTTCATTAATGGTGCTCATCATTATGGAACTTCTGAGATATGGAAATTTGCAAACGAAGATGTTCCATTCGCAAAGGAAGAAAGATATGAACTCAAACGCAAATTGTTCAGAGCAGTTGCAAACGTTAATAT